AATGAAAAAGAAATAAAAGAAAAATTTTTTCCACAGCATAATTTTTACAAAAATATATAAATTATTTACATAAAATTTATGGTAAGGTTATGGTAAGGTTTTATACATTCCTACTTTATTTTACTTATCCCCAGTAATATATTAATGTTGATGGTAATTCCTCGTTATAATATTTATGTTTTTTTGCTATAAATATACCCAGTTGTCTAATTACTTCTTCATTCCGTGAAATAGTATCAGTTGTTTCATAACTAAATCTATCTGTTTGCGACATCATATATCCATTCAAATTTTCTGTTAATGATTTTTCTCTGTTTTCTTCTAATAATTCTAATGAATATTTATCAAAATTTCTTACACCTTTATCAAACATAGATTTATTATGATTATAAATACCAGCATATATAGTTATTTGTGCTTTTACCATCTTACCGTTAGTATTTGTTTTATTAGGCAACATATCATATGTTCCTTTTAAAAGATTATATTTTTGCTGAGCGTTAATTTTAATGTATTCCATTATTTCAATCTTCTTATAAACCCTTAATTGATATAAACTTATAGTTTTAAATTCAAATCAATTTTTTTTTTAATTCATATAAATTTTTTTTTCAATTCAATTTTTTTCAGGAAATTTAGTTTTTCAATTTTTAGTGAATTAAAAAAAAAATTGATTTGGTTTTATCCAAATATAATTATTTCAATAAAAGCAATCAAAAGCGAATTCAATTTGAAAACAAAAGCGATGACGAGCATTCTTGAAAATTTCCAAAATCAATTTGACTTACTCCTTGAAGAGGCAGTCAAGGGATATAGTCAAAAAAACAAAGAAAAACTACGAGCAGAGTTCCGTAGTTTTGGGTTGGGGGCAATACGCCTATGGCAGGAGGAAGAAGAGCGTAAAGCAGAAGAAGAAAGATTAAGACAAGAGGAAAAAAAAGCAGAATTAGCAAGAGAGGCAAGAGAAAGAGAATTGATGGAGAACGAGGATTGTGAATTTATCCAAGTCAAAAAATTAAAAACAAAAAAAATAGTTGTAGAAGCAGGAAAGACAGAATATCACCAAGACGCTAAAAACATAAAAAAACCAAGAGAGAAAAAAGAAAAAGTAGAAAAACCAAAAACAGAAAGAAAGTCAAACTCAATAAACTCGCAGACCAATACAAACAAAGACTGGAACAAATATCCTGATGGTCTTAATTCTTTTGAAATAGGAGAAGAAGTTATGGTTATTCATACTTATCTTATAACAGATGGAAAAGAAGAAGGTAGAATATCTACAAGAATGGCGAGAAAAGGAAGAATAGAAAAAATTAACGCAAAATCAGTAAGAATAGGATTATATAAGTATGATAATGAAGAAGAACCAAGTAAATTGATATGGAGTGATGAGATAGGTATATATACTAATATAGAAATTCCTTGGTTATATAAAGTAGTAAAGAGAGGAAAGAGTGAATATTATGATAGTATGTTTGATAATGGTGAGTTCCCAATTAATTTAGAAAAGTGTGTTCCATATTAGATAGTGTAAAAACAAAAAAAAAAAGAATTTATACTCCAAAATCCCTTTTAGAGGTCTTTGATTTAACATAAGTATTCCACTTTTTATACCAAGCATCAGTTAATTCTGTTTCATTCACTAAATTTTGTTTCGTTATATTAACAAATCCATAACCACGATGATTACCTGAATTAATTGTTCCGTGAGGTATTTTTGGAGGTTGTAATATAATTGCTTTATGTTTTGTCAAATCAAAAAACAATCCCAAAGTAGGAGATACGAAATATTGTTTTTGTCCTGATGCTGGTTTAGTCCATATTATGGTTTCACTTAAACCATTCATACCACTATCATTATGTATTGCTGAGGCGAAGTCTAAACTTGCTCCCATACCAGTAGCAGGGTGTCTATCAAGGGGTATTCCAGGAATAGCGGAAACTTTCCCACACTCTTCCGCTAATTCCAATCTCCACTTTGCTATTGCTGGTGCGTATCTTTTTTCCAATTCATATAACGCACAATAACTATATGCTAAATTAAACATAAATTCTTCGTCTTGATAAGCAGTTGGAGAACGAGGTTGATATGCTATAATAGAACCATATGCTCGTCCGTTAGGGTGTTTTCCAACAAAATATCGTATTTGTCCGTCCATAAAATTTTTACCATAATATCTATCTATGGATTTTTGTTGTTTTTTTTTAAGGTATGTTTCGTCTTTTTCTTTTTGTGTTTTTGCTCCAAGTTTAAAATAAGTGTAAAAAGTATGGTCTTTTACAGGATAATATTTTTCCAAAGCACCACCCAATTCGTCTAATTTTTCAGTTGCTTTACCAATTGCTCTATCATACTCTTCTGTAATATATACAATAACTATTTCTCCCTTATGTGTAATAACACAAGATTTATCCATAAGTCGTAATCCTTCTTTTTTCACTTGTTTTTCATCATATATAATTGCTTTACCAACGAAATCGTGAGGCATAGGTTTAAGTTCGTCTAATTCAATATGAGGTAAATCAATAACCAAACAATCTTCTTTATGAGGATTAGCACCCCAAAATATATCATCATAATCCTTACGCTTGAATGGTATGGATTTTATTTTATCCACTTCTTTTAAAACCTTCGTAATAATTGATTTAGGTAATTCCGTTCTTTTTCTATCCAGTGGCAATTCGTTAAATAAATCATTAATCATTCTATAATAAGTGAGGAAAAGATATAAAGTTGCCTTACCAACCTCCAAAGGAGATAGAACCTGATAAAGGTGTGTCAAAAAAATCGTCTGGAATTTCCCCACCTATTTTTAATTCTCGTCCTTCTTGACCTAATACACTATTAAGTTCTTCAATATTTTTATCTATATCCGTATGATTTCCCCATAATATATAAGCACTAAAAAGAGCAGGTGATGGTGTTAAATCATCAATCAATTTTTTTTCTCTACCTGTGTAATGCCTACTCCAATAATTTTTTCTTTTTATTTTATCTTTATGGTCTATGTAGGTGCTTCCAGTTTCCAACCCAAAATCATAGTGTTTCCCATTAGATAAAAAAATCCTGTATCTTTTATTTTTATTAGGAGATTTTTTTATTTCAACAATATTCAACATTATATATTTTTATTGATATTTTTATTTTAAACCTTCCGCAAACATATCATAAAATTCATAATCTTTTTTTATTGCTATACCTAATCTTCTTATCCATTCATCATTCTTAAATTCTTCCATCTCACCATCATCATTCAACGCATAACCACTTATTTCCATCGTTCTACCCCTTTCAACTTCTTCATCAAGATATTCAATAGAGTATTTTTTATATTGTCTCATACCTTTAAAAATTAATTTTTTATCATTATTATAAAATCCAGCATATACATTCATAACAGCAAGTCTTACTTTTTTTTTAGTAGGATTTGTTGTATTATTCCATTCTGTTTTAGCATTATCATAATATTCTTTTGTTTCTTCCTTTGGAGAACAGCAGGGGCAGTATCCGTATTCGTTCAATTCGTTATTCATCATTCCTTATTACCTTATATATAACTAATTATTTATCTTTATATTCAAATCAATTTTTTTTTTAATTGATATAAAAACAAATAACTAAAAAGTTTAATATGAAGGCGATTATATTTCTTAGTTCATACGATTTACATAATTACTTAGAATTTTATAGTGAAGACCAATCTCCTATTAATTTAGTTAATTTAACAAAGCACTCTCAATATCTTATTAACAAAGAAATTGAAAAAAAAAGAATGGATTATTTGTATCTTAAACCGACTAAGCGGTTTGCGGTTTGGGTTTAACATAAGTGTTGTTATAATATTCTAAATCTTGTTTATTATAAAATTTGTATTTCCTATCATCACTAATATAACACTTATACCTTTTAAAGTGATGCTCTACATCATTCACTATTAATTTGTTATAATCAATTTTATACATTATTATTATATGCGTATAAAACAAAATATTAAATTATACGCAGTATATATGGATTTAACAAAATTACTAAAACTAAAAGAATTATACGATTTTGACACAAGGAATGAATACTTCCTATTACCACTTTACGCTGAAATCCTAAATCAATCTCAATCAAACTGCGAATTTTTAACAGAACAAGGATTTACCATTCTATTTAATACTCTTATGGACGATATACAATTAATAGATAAGGTAGAAAAACAAGAAGATATTAAATCACAAGAACATCAAGAAGCATTAGTAAGGTTATGTTTATACTTTACAATTATATATAATTTAACTCTTTTGTATTCTTCTTATTGTTATACATTAACAACAGACGAAGGTAAAAATTTGTTAGATAGATTTGATACTGACCTTATCAATTATTTTTTTGAAATTGATAAAAGAGCAGAATTTATTAACAAAGTAGCAGAATATAAATTCAAAGATTATATACCGCATCTTACAGAAGATTATCTTAAAATTTTTAATCAAGAAAAAAAGCGATGTTTTACAAAAGATATATTTTCTACGGAAGAAGAATTAGCAGAACAACAAAAACCAATTCATATTCCTATTCACGCAGACGATGTTCCAGAAGGATTTAAAGTAGAGAATGCTATACAAATTTCCTCCGTCTAATCCCAGCACCATAAACAACTTCATTCACCTTAGCACCTAAATCTGTTATTGAATTACTAATTTTTCTTAAAGTATTATTTTCAGGAAATAACGATGATACATCTTGTTTAATCCAAGCAATATCATCACTATTTCCAATACCATTACTTTCTAAGAATGCTTTGACGAAATCTTGACAATTATTATCTTTTGATGAATAAGTTAAAAATTTACCCCCCATTAATTCTCGTTGTTTTTCAATAGCATTATTCATAGTAAATCCGTCAGGAATATTATGTATAGTTATAAATTCTGTTCCTTCTCTTTTTATTGTATTAAAAACATTCATAGCAACCACTTCTTCTTTTTCATAAGTAAATTTATGTTTTGTAGTAGTAATACCTAAGAACAAGTGAAATAATTTTTCGTATGGAGTTTGTTCTAATTTTTCTTGAAAAGTAAAACCTGATGCTAATTCCAAAGCAGTCATAATAGGAGTTCCAAGAGGTTTCCTTCCAACTACAATACTAACAATAGGTTCATTCCCCCACTTACGAAGTTTATTTCTAACAGCAGGTGGTAAATCATCACGACCATATATAATAGTATTAATATATTCAATTCTATTTTTAAAAAATCCCTCGCCAGTTATATTATGTAGAAGACGGACTTGTGCTTCTGCCTTCTTTTTTGTAGTTCCCTTAGCGTGAGTATATCCAGTTTTTGAATTAATAACACTAAATTTTTTACCCTTTTTTACAATTTCAAAAGGCATAATATCGCTCTATATTATATGTTAAGTGAAATTTTTTGGAGTAATTTGACTACAATTTGTAGTGGTATAGTTCTTGGTATTATAGCAGTTCTATATAAGAGCAAGTGTAAAAAGTGTAATTTATGTTTTGGATTTATACAATTTGAGCGTGATGTAGAAGTAGAACAAGATATAGACGAGCATACTGAAACCAAAGTTTGATTAAACTGCTCCTTGTTGAAACCACCCATAACCAGTTGATGATAATACTGATGGAAAAACATAAAAGGTATGTGATAATATGGCAGTAGAACCTGATGTATAAATAGTATGTGTTGATACTGGAGTTGAAGTAGAAGTGCTATTAAATATATTAGAAGTAGGTGAAATAACACTTACTGCTGAATTTACTATATTAATTCCACTATTATTATTTATCATTCTAAAACAAGTTTTAGCACCATAATTACTTGATGATATAATTCCAGTAAAATTTATATATACAGGTGTATTAGTAAAAAAACTTGGTGAAATATAATAACTTTCACTTAACGGAAAACTTGCTGTATATGGTAATATAATATTTCCATAATAACCAGACGAACCGCCTAACCCTCCTCCTGTTATATTTGTTCCCCCACTAATACCCCAATTATTAGCATCTGTCCTACTTGTAATCTTTGCCGAACAATTATAAATAGACCCACTCATACCTACTACATACATACCAATAGCGAGAGGCGGACTATTTATAGTATTCATAGTAGTTGATGTCATAGAATTTATATAACAAAAATTATTATTATTTATATAATACCCAGTTGTTGAACCATAATTTAATGTTGAAGTATTTAAAATATATTCACTTGCGGTATTTGAAGCAGTTATATATGTATTTGGCGGTATTCCAGTTCCAAATACAATAGCATACATAGGAATATTTTGTGGCGTATTTAAAGTCATAGTTCCATTAACAATAGAATAAATATTAATACTTGTAGTTCCACTAATATAATTAGCAGTTGTAGTTCCAACCGCTGTTGCTTGTGCGTTAGAAATACCCCAAGTATTAGCACTACCACTTCCAATAATTGAAATTTGTGTTTGACCTCCTCCACCTCCAATTACCATTCCAACTGCGAGAGGAGGATTACCAGTAGTTGTCATCGTATTTGAATTAGCAGGAATAGAACTTATAGTAAAAGTTGGATAAGGTGCTAAATAATATCCAGTAGTTGTTGTTGATATTAATAAAGATTGATTAATAGTCCAAAGTGTTCCAACACCACCTGTTATAACAATAGGAGTTGTAGCAGTAGAATTAATAAATATAGTAGTTCCAATTGTAAAATTTTGCGATGCTGATGTAATCATATAAATTCCTGCTGATGATGCTCCGTCATTAATACTCGTGATAGTAAAAGAAGTATTTATACCAGCAGTATAAGGAGTTGCTAATCCAATTATTTCCCTTGATGGTATTACAACACTTTCCGTCGCAGTTCCCATAACAATTTGATTACTCGCTGTAATTGTAGCGTTATTACCAATAGCAGTTGAATTATTAAAAGCAGGTGAAATAGAAGAAATTGTCCCTATTGATACATTAGTATTAGAACCTAAGAATGTATTATTTGTTCCAACTACAAGACCACTTCCAGCATTAATTCCTCCTGCTTGGAAACCAATTGCTGTATTTTGACCTCCAGAGGTAATATTAGGTAAAGAATACATTCCCACTGCTGTATTTGACGATGATTTAGCATTCTGTAAAGCATTAAGTCCAATACCAACACTATTAATTGTTGAAGAATTACCTGATTGAAAAGTTCCAATACCAATCCCAATATTATAATTTCCAAGAGTAGGTTTTACGCTACTAAAAAATATATTATTTGCTGATGTATTAATAAATCCTGATGGAACAATAACAGTTTCACTTGATGTTCCAAGAACAACTTGATTATTTGCGGTAATTGTAGCACCAGCACCAATAGCAGTTGAATTAACAACACTATTCAAAGTTGTTATAGCACTTGTCCCAATTAAAGTATTGGAACTACCAGTTGTTAAAGGGGTTGCTCCAACACCAGCATTCAATCCAATACATATATTACTATATCCAGTTGAAACATTAAGACCAGCATTAGACCCTAAAAAAGTATTATAACAACTTAAAGGAATAGTATTTAATGCTGACCCTAATGATTGTCCTGCTCCATATCCAATACAAGTATTTTGAGTAGCATTAGTATCATTCATACTATTCAACGCATTAGAACCAAGACAAGTATTAAAACTCCCAATATTTGCGAATGACGCTTTTGATGAAATTAAAGTATTACTATTACTTCTTGTAGTTTGAATAATTCCTGACGGAACAACAACTGTTTCACTTGATGTTCCAAGAACAACTTGATTACTTGATGTAATTACAGCACCACTTCCAATAGCAGTTGAATTATTATAATTACCACTCGCAGAAGAATTATAACCAAGAAAAGTGTTATTAACTCCAGTTGTAATATTCGTGCTTCCAGAAGTTGAACCTATACAAGTATTTCCGGTTCCATCTGTAATTGATGTCCCAGCATTATATCCTATTCCTGTATTATCATTAGCAGAACCTCTTACTCCTTTTAATGCTTGACTACCAAAAGCGGAATTATAATTTCCACCCCCCAATAAATATAATGCGTTATAACCCCAACAAGTATTATTTGTTCCTGTATAATTGGTTAAAATACTTGTAATAGACATATTTTGTGAAGACGAATTTATAACAAAAGGATTTTGATTAGAAGTTGTAATAACACCATTCAAAGTAATATTATTCAAAGTTTCTGCTTGTGTTGTTTGTGCGATAGGAAATTTTAAATATAATAAATCTGCTTGTGCTTGGGTTAATCCTGATGATGTAGAAGTCCAATCACTGGGTATAAAAACATCATAATTAATTGTTGGATACGAAGAACTACTCATATTATATTATACTAATAATATATATTAATTATGGCGAAGGTAATAGATTGGTATAAAAAAATTCCTAAAAGATTTTTGTTAGATAGTCATAATCCTCATTACGAACAACATCATATTAAACTACCATTCCGTATGCTAATTATAGGAAGCAGTGGAAGTGGAAAAACACAGACACTTTTGAGTTTAATTTATAATATGCCTAATACTTTTGAAAATATCTTTATAACGACTAAGAACAAAGACGAACCACTTTATAATTATTTGGAAGAAAAATTGAAAGAAGATAATTTGAAAATTACGGAAGGTATAGAAAACTTACCTGACCTTGATAAACTTGACAAGACTACACAAACATTAATTGTAATGGACGATTTGGTGAATGAAAAAAATCAAAAACAAATATGCGATTATTTCATAAGAGCGAGAAAAAAGAATGCGAGTTTAATATATATCAGTCAATCTTATTATGCTGTCCCTAAGATGATTAGGAATAACTTAACTTATCTATTAATTAAACAAGTATCCAGTATGAAGAATTTAGTAATGATAAGTCGTGAATACGATTTAGGTATGGAGAAAAAACAATTGACCGCTATGTATAATGATGCTACAAAAGAAAAACAAGATTTCTTATTAATTGATATTGATGCCCCTAAACCTGCGAAATATAGAAAAGGATTTAATGATTATTATGAGATAGAAGGTGATGATGAATAGAATTTTTTATATTTTATTATATCTTTAATATATACGGAATGAGTGGAACAGGAAGTCTTATGATACGAAACCTACGAAAGAAAAGTGATTATGATAAGGCGGTTATAACACAGAATGATTTACTACGATTAGCAATAGCGAATGATGCGAATATAGCAGAAGCGAGAAAAGCAATTCAACAAGGTATTCCTCCTACTGCTTTACCTCAAACACAAAAATCACCCACAGAATTACAACAGGATTTAGGATTACAAGAAAGTAAGGCAATAGAAAATTTATTACAACTATTCAAATATACAGAAGTATCTACTATTATTGGAGGATTGACAACTGACGAAATTTTTGTTCTTAATCAAGCATTCCCTAATATTAAAAAAGATTTGGAAGGTAAATTTGATATTAAACTTATCACGCCTACTTTTTTTATTGAATATTTGAAGAAGTATATTGATGAATTGAATGAGAGTAAAGGTGTATCTACAAATTTATCTAATATGACAAATAAATTTAATCAACTTACTACACATATTTTGGATATTCAAAATTATCTTCCTTCTAATGTATTGTTATTACAATTACATAGAGATTTACAAGGATTAGCATTACCACAATTACAACTACAACCTATATTAGATAGAATTGATGATTTAGCGAGATATTTACCTGATAAAACTGATTTTTTATTATTACAAGATAAGACTGATGTAGATAGAGACCTTATATTACAAAAATTACAAGACGCTACACAAGATTTACCATCACAGAATGATATTATGCTTTTACATAATGGTATTATTAATCATACTATACCACGAGATACAGCATTAGAACGAATAGAAGAATTAGTGAATAGTATTAGTGATAGAAATATTAGAGAATTACAAGAAATTAGAAGAGATATTGGAACAACTCCAAGACAGGGACGAACTCCACGAAATCAACCACAAGGAGGATTAGGTAGTGATATATTTTTTGAATATATATTGGATAAGGTTAGTGATTTGCCACCTAATGTTGATGAAATTGGATTTGGTAAAATAAATAATAGAGGTAGAACTTTTCTTTTTATTAGAGAAACTGGTGAAGGATTTAATAGATTAGAAGGAGATTTATTGATACGAACTTTTACAAATAATTATCAATTTAAATTATGGTGTAATGGTACTTTCGGTCATAGACCTTCTATTAGCGAATTTATACATTATGTTAGAACGCATGGAAGAATGGTGAATGATTATTTAACAGCATCACCAAGAGCAACTGCTAATCCAACATTACAACAAGAATTAGCAAGATTGAATACTCCGCCTGTAAGTCCTATAACTACAACAACAACAGAAACTGGAAGAGGATTGTCACGAGCGATGTCTTCTACTAATCCTACGACACAAGGAGACGCTACTACTACTACTCACGGATACGGTATAGGACATAAAATTTATAGTGGTGCGAGACCTAAAAAAGTAATTAAAACAGGAAAAGGTATTGATTTGAATAAAGAACCTTTGTATAAGACTTTTGGAAAATTTATTGTTTCTATGCCTAATTTGATTGATAGAGATGTTTTACAATTTAAATACCCTTCTTTATCACGAGTGCCTAATCTTGAACCTGTAAGTGTAAGTGAAGACTTTAAAGAATTTTTTTTAGATTGTTTAGAGAACGGAAAAGTCAATCATAAAATTTTAAAAACACTTGATGAAGGTGAAAAAAAATTGTTTGAAAAGGTTGTTGAAAAAGCAGGATTGATGCGAGGATTAGGAATAACGAAACAACCTAACAAAGAAGACGAAGAAGAAGTAAATAGATTTAATATTTTAAGGGGTGAGTATTACGCAGGTAATAATAGTCATCAGTTGTTGGACGAATTGAGAAAATTAGTTATAAAATTTATTCATAAAGGAAGAATTGAAAAAAATCAAGGGATACAAATATTATCAAATTTAATCTAATGATATACTATTATAGACTATGAGAACTTTAATTTTGAACCAAAATAGCGTTGTTCCTAATACAAATAATAGTGTTTATCAATATAAGTTTCCAGGTGGTAATGTCACATTCAAAAAAGGTGATAAATTAGCACTTGCTTCCGTCCAGATGTATTATTCTACATTCAATATATCAAGACTTTTACAAAATTATCAATTTCAATATGTATGGGTTGATGGAAGCGTTATTACGATTAATATGCCTGATGGATTTTATAGTATAGCAGATATATCAAATTATTTACAATTTGTTATGTTTCAACAAGGTCATTACTTAACTAACGCATCAGGAACAATATTTTACTTTATTAATTTACAAGTAAATTCATCAACTTATCAAATTAATATTAATACATATCCTATAAGTCAAACTTTGTATCCACCTTCGTCATATAAATTAGGAGTTCCTACATCAGGAAATATTACAACATCAACACCTACTACTCCTGTTGGTTGGTCTATACCATCAAATTCAATAACACCTATGTTGAGGGTATTGAATAATTCTTTTCAACAAGTTATAGGATTTAATGCTGGATATTATCCACAAGGTCAAACTGGATTTTCTACTACAACTCCTACAACCAGTTTAGCACAAGCAAATATTTCTATTGCTTTTAATACAATAGCAGATATTAATTCAATTGTAGGAACAACTTTAACGACTGGAACTGTTAGTATTGGTGCTATAACAATTGGAATGGGTATATCAGGGGCAGGTATAAAACCAAATACGATGATTGTATCAGGTTCAGGTAGTTCGTGGGTTGTAAGTATATCTCAAACAGTAGGGGCGGTTTCAGGTGCGGTTTTTTATTCATCAACCCTAACTCAATCTCCTTCGTATTCAACTATTCAAACATTCGGTTCTGCTATTACACCACAAGTATCCCCTTTAAGTTCTTATGTATTGACTTGTTCTTTATTACAGAATAACTACGCAGTTCCTAATAGTCTATTATATTCTTTTAGTCCATCAGGAAATTTTGGGGCAAATTTTACCGTAGCACCTTATCAATATAGTTTTATTGATATACAAGCAGGTCAGTATAACTCCTTTAATGTAAGTTTTTTAGACCAAAATCTTAATCCAGTAGCATTACAAGATAGTAATTTAGTGATATTGTTAGTAATTATGGGGGCGGACGAACACCCTACAAAATAAATTTTGTCTCAATATATGGTGGTTTTACGCCCCTATATTGAGACTTTTTGTCTCAATATATGGTATAATGAGAATTCATAGATTAGGACAAACAACAGAAGGAGGTGGCGGAAGAGTATCTATGGGAATGACTAAAAATCACGGCGTAGCAAAAGACCATACAAAATTAGGAGGTTCAGGACTTCACCATAAAATATACGATGAAGGGAAATTACAAAGAAAAAGCGAGGTTTTAAGAGATTTAAAATTATCTAAACCAACAATTCCTAAAAAATATATATCGTTGGAGTTATAACTCCAACCAAAAAAATTCTTTTATTAATGTATAATATAACATAATGGCGGATAGTTTGGTCTTTGAAGAAAGTATTAACACAGAAGTAAGTTCTCACGACTTTACGGAAAAGCAGTGGTTGTATGTGAATGACAACAACAACGCTTCTTATTCAGGGCAGGTCGTTATAGACACAACCGCTTTAAGTAATTGTGGTTCTTATATTAATTGGAGTGAAAGTTTTTTAGCAATTCCGTTGGTTCTACAAGCAGAGGGAACGGCAATTACGGCAACAAATTCTCTTGATTATATGATGGGTTTAAAGAATGGATTTTGGCAGATTATTCATTCTATGGCGGTGGAGTTTAATAACGGAAGTATTATTCAACAGACACCTTTTTTGAATGTTTTTGCTTCTTTTAAAAATTTGACTTCGTGGTCTCTTGATGATATTGATATTTACGGAAGTGTCACTGGATTTTATCAGGATACTCCCAGAACTTGGTTGTATAACCCTAATAATACCGCAGCGTCTCTTACAAATTTTTTGAATACATCAGGACAAGGTATATGTAATAATCGTAATGCTCCTTTCATTCAAACCAATAGTTATGGAAGTTGGAGTGGTTCTTTTGTTGCTGGTGTTACTTCAACCGCTGTCACTGCTATTACCACACTATCAGGATATTTACAAGTAGGTATGGCAATTACTGGAATTAATGTTCCAGCAGGTGTTGTTGTATCTGCTATTGTTTATGATGCGAATGGAAATCCATTAACAGCGACATTATCTACTGCTACTGGTGCTACGGCATTAACTAACCAGATGCCCCTTGTTGGGAATGGTGTTGGGTATAATATTACTACCGCAACGAATGCTACTACGGATACAGATAATTTTAGAAGTTTATATAATAACGGTTTTGCTATTCGTCAATCTTGGTTGAATAATACTGGTTCAACTGCTATGGTTGCTAATCCTGCTATTACTGCTTTAAGTGCTAATCAAACACAACTTTTGGTGAATGCGAATGCTTCTTACTCACAAATTTTTATGTCATATGTAAGAAAAGGAACTGGTTATAGAGCGATTATATTTGACGCAGTTGTTAGATTGAAAGATATAGCAGATTTTTTTCAAAAAGTTCCACTATTGAAAGGTTCTACGATGAGATTGTATATTAATACTAATCAAACTTATTTTACTTGTGGTGTAGTTGCTCCTACAATTACAGGAGCGTATAGCACTACCGCAACTTTAGCAGGAACGACACTTTCACAAACTGCTACTGGTTGTCTTGCTCTTACTTCCGCACCTATTATTCTTGGAGGTGGTAATACCAATCCAGTTATGGTTGCTTCTATGGATATAGGACAAGGTTCTGCGAATTTGGTTTCTGTTCTTGGAACAACTGCCCCAACACCTGTATCAGTTGCTTTTGGTCTATCTATTGTTAAAACACAATTCTCTCAATTTACCAATCAATTTTCCGCTCCTATCACATCAGTTCGTCTATACGCACCTGCTTATACTATGTCTCCTTTGGCGGAACAAAGATATTTGAGTTTAGCATCAACCAAGAAAGTTGTATATAATGATATTTTTTACTATACCTTTCCAAGTATAGCAGCGAATTCTACCTTCTCTTTTCTTGTTTCTAATGGTCTTCCAAATATTAGGTCGGTTCTTTGTTTTCCCAATCTTCCAAAAGCATCGCAGGGAACAGCATCAACATACGCTTCTACTACGACTGCTCTTGCTGGAACGACCGCTTCTTCTCTTCTATCACCCTTTTCTACGACTGGTGGAACTCCTGACCCTATTGCTATTACAAATTTCCAAATTCAAATTTCAGGTAAAAATTTGTTTATTAACAATCTTCAATACGATTTTGAAAACTTTGTAGAACAATTCGTTCAATCAAATTCTTTGAATGGTGGATTGACTACTTCTATGTCATCAGGATTGATTGGTTATGAAGAATGGACTACGACTTACAGATATTATTATGGTAATGCTTCTCGTTCTATTCCAAGTGAAGACGGCGTTGCGAAAGCAGTTCAAGTATCAGGTCTTAACTTGTCAGGAGTTGTTATTGATATGATGGTATTTATTGAATTCCAGCGTGAAATTGTTATTGATGTCCGCACAGGTGCGAGAGTGGGATAAATTATTTTATTCTATTATATAATATATATGGGTAAAATCAAGATTAGTAAAGGAGGAAGTGTTTTAAGCGATATAGGAAAAGAACTTCTACCAGTAGCGAAAGAATTAGGAGTTGCTTTAATAAAGAAAAAGGCAGGTCTTGGATTACGACATATCCCAGTCCATCTTGCGAAACATCACATAACAAAACTACGAAAAGGCGGTGAAATTAGTATTAGTCCTAAGATGATTAAGGAAGGTGCTTCACACATAGTTCATATGCTTCCAGAAAAAGCACAAGACTTAGTAGAGGCGATTGGTTCTTCTAAACCATTCAAATATGCTATGTCTCACGGCGAAAAACTTTTGAAAAAGGGAGGTGAAGTAGAAATTGTTAAAGAATTAAAAGACGATGCGGAATTGAGTGAAAGTGATGAGGAGGAGGAGCATCATCAAAGAGGAGGAAAACTTAATTTTAAGGGCGTTATGGGAGATATTGGTAGAACCCTTAAACCAGTAGCGAAAGAATTAGCACCAGTTGCGACAGATATTGCGAAAGAAGTTGGCGTTGCTCTATTGAAAAAGAAAGCAGGTCTTGGAATTAAAAAACATCACGCTCATCATCATCATTCTACTCATCACGAAGAAGCACACCATAGACATCACACTCATCACGCTCATCACGGAATGGGACTTTACCCTGCTGGTGGAGGACTTTATCCTGCTGGTCTTCACGGAGGTATGATACAATTAGGAAGTCCTTATGTTGGTGTTTATTCTCCTGCTTTTCAACCTTATTTTAATAATCATAATCCTTTTCATCAAACATCACCTATTACTGGTGGTAAAATTAAAGGTAGTGATGTTCTTCACGGAATTTCACAAGGTCTTCAAACAGTAGCACCCCTTCTTCCACTTATGTTGCTATAATATAGAGTATGCCTATTGTAGATAATCCTGAAATTTACGAACAAGCGAAAAAAATTGCTAATGATACTTATTCTAAACCAAGTGCCTATAAAAGCGGATTTATTGTAAAGAAATATAAGGAATTAGGAGGAACTTATAGTGATGACAATAAACCAAAAAATTTGAAAAGGTGGTATAAAGAAAAGTGGTCTGACATAGGTGGTTTAGATTATCCAGTTAAAGTTGCTTGAACGCATAAAGCGTTCATCAACCTCAATTATATTGAGTTTATCGTCCTACGAAAAGAGTATCGTCAAAAACACCATTACTTCCTGATGAAATTGAATTCAATAATTTATTACAACAAATATTACTAAAACAGAAAATAAAAGGAAAAAAAAATTTACCCCCTTTTGTAGAAATTGATGCGTAAAAATTAGGGAAAAATTTACTTTCTATAAAGTAATATGATAAAACAAGAAAATTTATATTATGTAAAGTTGGGTGAGATGAATGAAGATAATTTTGAACCAGATATTATGGAAGTTTATGGAAATCACTTAATTAGAAGTTCTATGAAATCTACTGAGGGAGAACAAAATAAATCTTATTGGATTGAATACGATTGGGTTGATAATGTAAATAAAGTTAAATTTGAATTAAAATCACGAAATATACGCTCTAATGCTTTTCTTACAAGTATGTTAGGTAATAATAAAGTTGTTAATGCTTTAAAAGATACAGAATATCAATATGTTTATTTGTTTGGATTTTTAGATGGTTTATTTGCGTGGGATTTGAATGATGAAAATTTAAGGAAGTGTGAAGTTAAAATTGGAAGTATTGGTGTTGGAGGTAATAGTTATAGTCCTTTTAACAGAACGAAAGAACAACTTTATATACCAGTTGAAGATATGGTAAAAATTAGTGATAAAGGTATTGTATTACCACCACCACCTAAAAAAGAATATAAATTTTTAGGAAATCTTTAACTTAACCTATATCATAATGCTTACTAATTATGATATAGAAGATATATGTAAATCTTTAAAACTTCCTTTGGTTGGGGTTTTTAGTAAAGACGAACTACCTAAGAAACATTACATAGGAAGTTATTATATTAATATGGAAAATCACGATGAAGGTAATGGAACTCACTGGATATTTTGTAAAATTAATGATAATGGAAAAGCACTATATTTTGATAGTTTTGGCGTATATCCTCCTGAAAATATATGCGAATTTTTGACGATGTTTAAACCTTTTATGAGAAGTAATAGACAAATACAAGATATTAAAAGTGAAAGTTGTGGTAAATTTTGTATTATGTGTGATAATTATATTAATGATGAATTAAAAGCAGGTAATGATATAGAAGATGCTTTTGAAAAATTTTTATCTGTATGGAGTAATGATACATCAAGGAATGATAGAATTTTGAATGAGATGATGAAAAAATTAATATGAAATTATAATATGAGAATTATACATAAAAAACAAGGTGTGGATAGTATTATGAAAATTCATAAGAAGCATAAAGTAATTATTGAGGGAGGAAAACCTTGTTTTGGAAGTTGGTGTTATAATCAAGTTGCTCCACAAAATTTTCAACCAATAGTTCCTGCTCCTGTTCCTGTTCCTGTTCCTATTGTTAATGATATGCCTGTTAATACTCCGTCTTATATTAGAAGTCTAAATCAACTATTAACTTATATTCATCAATATTTTATAACTTATCAAAATACACTTACACTTCTTAATGAAAGAAGATTAAATCCAGACAAATTAACATTAGTAAAAAGTGCTTTTGAATATGGGGACTTAGACATAAATATATTACTTAATACAGATATAAATAATCCTGAAAATAATATAAGATTTGGGAGACCAACACCTGAATTTCAATTATTACGAGATACAATAAATAATTGGTTAGAAGAAAATTATCCAGATGAAGAAGAAAAAAATTGATATAAATAAAATATGTTATTATAGTATATAAAAAAAATATGGATACAGATAATATTGAACCAGTAAAGAAAAAGAGAGGTCGTCCTCCATCAGGATTATCACCAGAAGAACTTTTGAAAAAAGATAGAGAAAGTATGGCAAGAAGTCAAATTAAATATAGAGAGAGAAATCCTGAGGTATTTAACAAAGCATCAAAAAAATATTATGCGAAGAAAAAAGAAGACCCTGAATGGTATGAGAAATATAAAGAAATTTGTAGAAAAAAAACTGCGGAATATTATTTAAGGAAGAAGGCAAGAAATTCTACTCCATTATAAGAAATTTAGGAAAATTTTAGTTTTTTTATTTTATATCAATTAAAAAAAAAATTGATTTAAAATAAAAATCTTTATATATAGTAATAATATAGACGATATGCCCTTAACCGCCAATCAATTAACTTCACGAGCGAATAATCAATCTAAACTTTACGGAGTTAGACATAATGAATTAAAGAAAAATCCAGTTGCGACTTATCGTAGATTGGGTTTATTTCCTACTGGGTATGATGATGTTAATGATAATAATAGACAAAGTAATAGAACAAAAACTGCTATTAAACTTGCTCGTGAAAATTTGAATAAAAAATATTTATACGACACACAAGAAGTTTCTTCTACGATTACTATTCAATACAAAGGAATTTATCCAAAAGATAAAAAGAAGGTTGTATATAATCGTGAAATTAATAGAAGCGTTATTGGAAGGCGTATTGATATTCAAAATCAAATACAAAATAAAATTAATGATTTGACTGGAAATTTAGACGAAGAAATTTATCCAGAAGAAGTTGTTTCTATTGGTGGAATTAGAACGAGCGAACCTGTTAATGTAATTCGTCGTGAAGGTGGGACTTTAATTTATCGTAAGATGAAAGAAGGTCAGGCATACGATTTAGGGGTAGATTTTATTACTAAAAATTCAAAGTGGAACCGTGATGAAGGGACTTGTGTATATGACTTTATATATTATAAATATTTTGGTAAGCGTGGAATGAAAAAATTATTACCGAATGATAGAAAAAAAGCGTATGATAATTTAAAAGAAATATTTGATGAGAATTCTATTCTTGAAGGTGTTTGTATTAAACAGATTGAATTATTTTGTAAAAAATATGATATTGGAATGTTTGCTTTGGATAAGAATGAAAATTGTTTGGTTGTTAATAAAAGTGATACAAGAAATTTACCGACACTCGTATTTGTTATAAGTAATAACCACTTTTATCCTATTGAAAATCCTGATAAAATTAAAAGTATTTCACATAAGGAACATAATCATAAAGTGTATTACAAAATTAATGATTATAATGACGAAAGTAAAGGAAATCGTAAATTTGAAGAAGTTGTATTTCCAACTGGTAATGAACCTACTGGGAATGATTACGCTTCTTATATATTTTCAAAAACAAAAACATTACCTATGGGTAATAAAAATCTTAGAGTTGATGGTGGTAATATTAGAACTTTTGTTATTGATGATGTATTATATCTTACAGAAAAACCGAATGAAGATTTTTATAACTTTATTGTTGATACAAAAGGAAATTATTCAGGGGAAAGTCCATTCTCAGTATTAAGCGAATTAACACCTAAATATTTTGAAAAAGTTGAAAGCAAATTATCACCGATGGTTTATGAAACTTTATTTACAAAAGGAGTGAAAGATAGAAACCATTATGGGGCAACTCGTGATTTGGAATGCTATATGGCGTATATATATGAAAAGTTTGGTAATTTACAGAATGCGATTAACGACGGACATATTGTTATAACTGATATTAACAAGTGTTATTCAAATTGTATATATAATCCATTAGATAATTTTATAGTTTATGGATTGGAAGATTTATGGGAAGAATATGATGGTGTATTAAAAACTGGATTATATTATGTTGAGACGAATGATTTAACTTTAATGACACAATCAAATATATATTCAAATAAAATTATTGAAAAAGCGATTGAGAATAAAATACCTTTAAAAATCAAAAAACAATTAATTCATAAACAAACTCATCTGGAAGAAGAGTTTATTGGTAAAGATTATTTTAGAGGATTATTTGATGATATTAAAGAATTATGCGACGGACACCCTAAGGTTGTAAAAATATTGAATAATTTAATTGTTGGTATGTTGGGTAAAACAGAGAGTAAAAATTATAAAGCAAGTGTTGATACGAATGCTGATGATATATGGGAATATTTTATTGAGAAAAATAAAAAGGGTCTTGAATTAGACGATGAAAGTATTTTGATAAGACAACTGAGTAAAGATTTACACTTATACGGATTTATTAGTAAAATTAGAAAATTAGAAATTACCTTACCTATATGGATACAAATTATAGATTGGAGTAATATGGCGTTATACGATATGGGTAAAGCAGTTGGAGGCGATATAATATTTAGACATACAGATTTAGTATGTAGTATTGGTGGTAAAATACCTGAGGATAAAATAAGCGATAAGTGGGGGGATTATAAAGTGGAAGAAACTATTAATGAAAAAAAATTATTATCTATGATGCGAACTGATAGAGGAGTAAGTATTCATAAATTCCATAATCAAAAGTGGAAAGATAATACTGAGTTTTATTCGTCTAATCAATTTGAAGAAATTATTAAATATGCTTCTCATAATGGAGGATTAATGATTACTGGTAGAGCAGGAACAGGAAAATCGTATGTTGTTAAAGAAGGATTGAAGGGGCGTGAAGATGTTTTGTATATGAGTTTTACGAATAAAGCGAGTAGAAATATTGGAGGTCAAACTATACATAGAACGATGATGTTGAAAAAAGATAATAAATTATCAAAAGATAGTTGTTCTAATTTTAAATTCAAAAAATATTGTATAGTTGATGAAATTGGTATGACACCTTCTTATCTATTGAAACATATATATTCCATCAAAAAACAATACCCTAATATTATCTTTATATGTATGGGTGATGTGCGTCAATTAAAACCAGTAGAAGAAGGTCGTATTAATGATTTTAATGTATTTAGTTCTCCTTTTGTAAAAAGTATTTGTAATAATAATAGAATTGAATTAACTGAAAGACATAGATACGATGAGAAATTGGGTAATTATTTGGACGATGGATATGATAATGGAAATTGGAATGGATTAAAATATGAAGAACAAAAAGTGGAGGATTTAGTTTTATCTAAAAATATTTGTTATTATAATGCTACTCGTCATAAATTTAATAAGTTGTGTAATGAATACTTATCTACTGGTAAAGAAAGTTTGAAGATAGGCGAAGATAAGGTTATGATATTATATAATGGATTAAAAGTGATTGCGATTGTATCTAACAAAGAATACGACTTCTTTAATAGCGAAGAATATATAGTGGATACTTTTAATGAAACAGAAGTTATATTATCATCAGTATATAGTCATAATTTATTACAATTAAAATTTGACGAGTTCTTAAAATCCTTTGATTTAAATTATATTGGAACAACTCATAAAAGTCAAGGAGATACATATTCAGGTAAGGTATGCTTGTTTGATTATAATAAATTAGTCAGTGATAAACATATTATATATACTGCTTGTAGTAGAGCGACAAAATTTGATAATTTAATTATAGCGGAATATAATCATAAAAAAAATTGAATTAAAAAAAAAATTGATTTGAAAATAACTTAAAGAATTAAGTTTATATAAAGTAAGATGGAAGCGATAATAACTTTTGAAAGCGTTAATAAAAAAATTGAGAAATATCTTAATGACGATAAATATCCTACAAATATTAAGAGAAATTTAATGAGTTGGTATGCTGAACTAAGTGAGAGAAATTTTGATATAATGATGAGAATAGCGGAATTATTAAATTCAATTCCTTATGAAGTATATGAAGAAGAATTTGATGTCCCTGATGATATGATGATTGAAATTAAAAGTCTTGGATTAGAAATTTATAATAGAGGAGGATTTAAAGCATTACAAGGTTGTTATTATATTATGGTAAATTTTATAGATACAAACCATAAAGTAAAAACTTGTCAAAGTTGTTGGGACGGAGTTGGGAGTTGGCAATATTAATTATTTAGGATTTTTGTATAATTGAAAAATAACACTTTGGTCTTTATGCGGTTTAATTTCACCATAATTAGGATATAAATTTTTTAATTCTTCTGTTGCTTTACGAACTTCTATTAATCTATTATTTACAGATTGTAAATCACTTTGTATTCCTCCTTTGTTTAATGCTTTGGTTTTAAAACCATAATCATTAAATCTTAATACACCTCCGTCTGTAATATAATATCTTATACTACGCTCAATATCTTCTGCGGTGTAATTATCTTTTATTTTAAAATCATAAGAAGGATTATTTGAATTAATATAACCAAAAAAATTTCCTGATATTAAGCGTAAGTCAGTTGTATATCCATTCGTCATAAAAAAAGGATTTGAGACTTTATTAATCCCCCATAATGTTAAACCAAGTTCTTTTGCTTTGTTAAAAGCGTATGGTATAAATTCATTCAAATTAATTTCTTCTTTTTTGTTTTCACCTACTTTTTTAAATATACTTTTTACATCATCGTCTATTCTTACAATATGCTTACCTTGTGGATAATAATTTTTTATAAAGTCTAATTGATTACCAAGTCCTTTTACTCCTATGATAAGTTTATGATATGCCTGTTTTGGAATACTTTGGTTGTATAAATTATACTCTTCTTTATTGGCGACAAATATATCTATTTTTGATGGAGGAACTCCTTGTCTCAATAAGGTTGGTAAAGTCTCTTTTAATAATAATACAACTCTATCATAAGTTGGTATTGCTACTACATAATTTTTTGACATATTAATATTAATGGTTATTAAATTTTTTTATGAAGGTTATTTAAATTTATATGAATTAAAAAAAAAATTGATTTGAATATAAAACTATAAGTTTATATCAATTAAGGGTTTATAAGAAGATGAGTTTAATTCAAGCACAAAAGATTAGAATTTTGAATAATTGGGTAAAGGCGTTCTTTACCAATACAATTGATGATTATGAAATTAATGGAACAGAAAGTGTGGAAGAGTTTTTGAAATCGTTGGATTGCGATTATGAAAATTTACACGAATTTATTTATGATAAATATTTGAATGATATGACGAATAGTGAATGTAGTGGCGAGGCAGGAGATATTGATATTATGAATTTTATGGATTTGGATTTTATTGATTTGAAATTAATGTCATATATGATTGAGTATATACATAAAAGAAGAGATGAGGATTACGGTATGACAGAAGTATTAGTGGATTATAGCGTAGTAAATATTATTCGTAATTATACTTACTGGTATTCCAGAGAAATTGATTTTGAATTTTATGAAGAATTGTTTGAGGGATTATTTACGAGAAACAATATTTTACTAAAATAAAGTAGGAATGTATAAAACCTTACCATAACCTTACCATAAATTTTATGTAAATAATTTATATATTTTTGTAAAAATTATGCTGTGGAAAAAATTTTTCTTTTATTTCTTTTTCATT